TAGATATCACGGCCCGACTGACTATAAAGGATCAAGAATCAAAGCAACCATTCAAAAAGATGATAGGTTTTTTATTTCTAAAATTCATGACTGGGATTATTCACTAAATCATAATGAAAATTATTTGGTGTCAGCTCAATATGTTTTAATGAAATGGAATGACTATCGAAGAGATGGGATTCCAGAAATTCAAAATGCTGTCATACACTCGTTTACATATGACGCAAAGAATCATGATTATATTTTTATTTGTTCATAGGAGGAAAAACAAATGAGTAAATCAATCAAACAACAAGTCTTTGAATTTCTCAATGGTTCATCAACATATCATCTAGGGTTAACTACCCTAGATGCTTTGAGGATATTCAAAACAACTGAACTGCGTAAAATAGTTTCTGATTTGAACGAGGAACACAATCAAAAATTTGTGCCAGTTATTGAGAAAACAAAGGGCAAGAAACACGCAAGATATTTTTTGAGATCTCATATTGAAAGACAATTAGAGCAGACAATAAACGCTGAGATTTCAGGGAATTGGTTAGATGGTGAAGCCGATAAAATGATTGATAAATTTTACCATATTAAAGACAGAAACTTTTATAAGGAGAAAGCAAGCAATGAATAATGTAATTAAATTATTGGGTGAAAATCCAAACGCAATAGAAGTATTAAAGCATCTTGGTTCAAGTTCAGTATACAACTATTTGAATACAACAAGAGGAGGTCTTGAGTTGCTCTTGAGATCTCCTGAGTTTCAGAACTTAGAAAAAACTTGTAATGGAAAATCAAATCCAATCGAAATAAATTTACGAGTTGCGATAAGTTCACTCGATGAAATACTGGTTTATTTCAATAGCATTGCAGATCTGAACAACATCGGAAACGAACCAGATGAATAAAGAATATGAAACTATTGGAAAGATTGTGTGGCATAACTTGTGCCACACAGTCAAAGTAAGCAGAGATTATTTGAACTATTCAGAGAGTGGTATGCCTTACGTTGTCGATCATTTTGTTCTCGAAGTTTTCGATTCGAAAGGAAAGAAAGCAAAAAGCAAACTTACAGAAACTGGATACAGATCTTATATGATTGCAAGGAAATCAAAATATTATGGTGGCACTACTCATTGCGATAAAGAAATTAGCGATGAAGAATTTATCAATGAGTTAAAAGAAAAACTAGGCGATGAACCACAACAACAAGAATTATTTTAAGGAGAAAGCAAATGAACAGAATTAGAAATAAAAATGGAAGATTCAAATCAAAGGGAAGCGGCGATCAAGAACGAGTGCTCTTATGTATGTACGCAATCTTTCAGGAAAAAGGAAAAAAACTAGGCTCAACATCAAAAGAGATTCATGCAATGTATGAAAAATGGTTCGGATCAAAACCAAAATCAACTATCAGTTCTGTTCTTAATGTTCTCGAGTATGGCAAAGGATACATTGTATCAAGAGAGTATTATTCTAAAACTCATATTTATTCTTCAGGAGAGCATAAACATTGTCCTGAAAAAATTAGAGAGTACGCATACAACTGGCATGGGGAACAGATTATTAATCAAAAATTATTAGAAGCAAAGGAGAAAAATAATGCTGATAAAAAGTTACAAAAAACAACTACTCGAGTTAGCTTACCCAAACAAAGTGGATATGAAAAAAGCATATAGGTGGGCCGGTATACCCTATAGTTCTTATCATAGAAATTTTAAAATGAATCCTGAAGTTGAAATAAGTCTAGCAAATGCAGAGAAAATAGCTCAACAAATCAATGTCTTATCTAAAGAAATAAATATAGAGAAGATGAAAGAGAATGGTATGTGATGGCAAGCAAAAGTAAAAACAAGGGGAGCTATCACGAAAGATGGTTCCTCAAATTATTTCAATCACTTGGATTAAGAATCAAGAAACAACCATTATCAGGTTCATTGGGTGGTGAATACAAAGCAGATCTTCTTTGGAATATAGATCTATACAAAGACAAGAATCTTTTTGTTGAAGTAAAGTATAGAGATAAATCCAACTTTCCAAATGTATTCAATCTGCTCGAGGATCGAGATGTTGCATTGTGTAAAAGAAAGATTGGAGATCCACGATATTGTGTTATAATCAGCGACAAGGTATTTGAAGAAACAATAATACCAATAATAAAAAAAGCTCAAGACTACGACGTCTATATAAATACGAGCATAGTAAAAGGAGAAAGCAAATGATTGATCTATCAGATAACGTACATTTTTTCGGAACAAAAAGAAAACCAGAAGAGGTTACCTTTTCATTACCTGAACTAACACAAGAAGAAGTTAATGCCGCTAAAGTTATTCTTCTCAGTTCAGATCCAAAAGAAATCAATGAGATTATGATGAATACACCAAACGTAATTAAAGGGTGTAGTTATGAAAATCATATTCTTAAATGTGACAATCTAGAATCAGCAATGAATCTATATAAAGAGATGCTCAAGTTTCATATCAAGCTCGATACAATTAAGTATGAAGAGAATCTCAAAAGATGGTGGTGTTGTTTCAACAACCCTCGAGATCATACCAAACATGATATGGATATAAGATTACAAGAAGTTATTCAAGAGTTAGCTGATATGCCATTGGATATTGCAAGAGCAATAACTATCGAGAGTAAAAAAACTTGGTTGTATAAACCCACACTATTCCAAATAAACGATATGTATAAAAACGAAAAAGCATATCGAGTACACTTCTTAACCAGTACCAAAAAGTTCGTAAACAAATATATTGAAGAGGAGAAAGCAAATGTTTCTTGATGATGATAGATGTAAAGTAATGGGTGGATCTGATGCAGTTAAGATCATGCAAGGTAAATGGAATCAACTGTATCGAGAGAAGAAAAAATTAGTAGAGGTCGAGGATCTCTCTAATGTATTCAGAGTTCAACTTGGTGTATTCACACAAAAATTTAATCTTGATTGGTTTATCAAACAGAATCCACATTGCGAGATCGAAGCAGAAGAAAAAGCTTTTGCAATGCCAGGAGCTGAAAACATGATTAAGATTATTTATCGAGGTCATGTTGATGCAATCATAAAGAATACACAGACTAATGAGAAGTATGTATTCGAAGCAAAACATACAAGAGGATTTCAGAATCAGGATAAAATGATTCAATACTATATGCCGCAGATTCAATTCTACTTAGCATTATGTAGTCATGAAACTGATAAGCTTATATTCTCTGCAATACATGGCAATGATATTCAAACATCAACTATCGAGTACAATCATTCTTATGTAATGTTACTGCTCGATAAGATGCAAGATTTTTGGGAACATATTGAAAGAGGTATCGAACCAAAAGACTATGATTCGTTTGATACTAATCAAGATGCAATCAAGATAGATCAAAAAGTAAAGAGAGATCTGTGTGCAAACAATCATTTCAAAATGTTATCTGATAAATATATCGAAACAAAAACACAGCATGATACTCATCTCGAAGTAAAAAAAGAATTACTAAATAGTTTGAATGAAGATGATGCAGAAATTTATAATGATGATATACTTATTAAACAATCAAATAAAAGACGAACTATAACAATTAAGGAGAAAGCAAATGGCACAAGCTAAAGAAAATATTTATTCTGCACTCAACAAAGTAAAATCCTCAATCGGAAAGATTGAAGAAAAAGGTAGCAATCCACAGTTCAAAAGAACTGATGGTTCACAAACAAAATATATGAAGCTCGAAGATATATTGAATGAGATTGAACCATTGCTTATTAAAAATGATGTGGTGTGTTTTTCATACTTTGATTATCAAGAAATGAATAGCACACTCATACCAATACTTATTATGGAGTTCAGACACTTATCATCAGATACAATGATTGTAAGTAAAGCACCATGCGTTGATGATACTAAAAGAGGTCAGCAACAAATAGGATCTGGAGTTACATATATGCGTAGGTATATGATGCAATCTATTCTGAATCTCAGACCAGATCCAAAAACAGATGATGATGGGAATAGTAGTAGTGAACCAACATCACCTGAACAACAAGCTTCACAATCTACTAAAGTAACTCACAATACACAAGACTGGATATAAGGAGATTGACAATGGATAAAGTAGTGTATCAAAACCAAAACAAAGGTAAGTTATTTAAGAATGATAGTGGTGGTTCGGTGCAAACTGAACTTGCCGCTACTGGAAATATCTTTGATGCAAATCAAAACAAACACAAAGTTGCATTGATAAAAGAAGTTTATAATGGAGATCAAAATAATGCTAGACGTTATCTCTATATAAGAGTTGGTGTAGCATTTCCAAACAAATCAGATAAAGAAAATGCACCAATCTATAGTGGTGGTTTTATCTTACCAAAAAACTGGAACGAACCATACATAGATCCTGATGATAAAGCAGAGATAGATTCTGCTCGAGCAAAACGAAGAGCAGAGGGAAATGAATTAAGAATGGCATACTTTCTCAATGAAGATGGCGTAGGTTTGCAAGTTAATAATTTTACTCAAGGTACATCTGCGGTTACAAATATTCAGCAAAAGAATAATCCTGAACCTATTGACAATCAAATAGAAGACGACGATATTCCATTCTAGGGTAAGCTTTCTCCAAAAACTACCCTTCAACTTGGCTGGCAAGATCCGATGTTTCCTTCAATTCTTGTCAGCCATTTTTTTCTAGGATAAAATTATGTTTACAGAAATGACACACACAGTAATACTTATGCTTACTATTGATCTTGAATCTGCAAGACAATGTGAAGAGCTCTCGAGAAAAGTATATAATCAGAATAGATGCTTTGAAGCATACAATATTTATTCAACAGTTCCCCCTCGAAAACCAAATAACTTTGATACGATTATAGATCTTTATTTAGAAAAGAAGAATGTTTGGGAAAGATAGTGGACAGTATGGATAGGATGGACACCCCTATTTAGTTATCAACCTTATCAAGCTTATCAACTACTTGATAGAGTTGATGGACTTGATAGGGTCTTTTTCCACAAATAAAGCAACCACAATTCATCTGGCCCATCATAATCATCAAAGTCAAAAGCTAGTTGTCTAGGTGTGGTATTGGAAGTGAGGACCATCGATGAACGGACGTCTTGATTCTTTTCGTCTTGTGTCGATGTAGTCATTCATTAAATCCTCTGCACTATCTGGTGACATGGTTAGAATCTTATGCCATGCCGCACCCCAAACAATATCAATGCCAACTTCTTTAGCCGCCTTACGCATAGCATCAGCTATGTTATCATAATCCACAATATCCCAAGATGGATTACTGCCATCATAAGCCATAAGATCAACAGCGTGTGCATACCCATCTTCTTGTACCAAATGTTTACTTTTCATAGTCTGCGATTTTCCAGAATCATACAATTTTTTTTGGGTTTCTAGGTCACGAACACCATAGATAACTCCAAAATCTACATCAGTATACTCAATCGCTTTCTTAACAACCTCAACAAGTTTTGGATGTACTCCATCCAGTTTATCCAACGACCTTTGTGATAATTTAAATGCCATGTTTTTTCTCCTAAAGTTTCTAATATCCCAATCCCTATGTATGCGTAGTCTTTCACGATTCTTATCCCAATTACTTCCCATTCTTTCGTAACCCAAAGAATTTGGTTACTGAACGTACACCAAAGCTGGCGGCTACTATACAGCCTAAAGTTACTTGATACCACTCAGGCATCATTTCTAAGGCTCTGAAGCCTTCTTCTACTATATTCCTACCCCAAGACCCCATGAAACAGAGAATAAGTGGAATACTAAATAAAATTACCAGATATTCATCTTTCCAACTAGACTGCGAACCCTTCATTGCTTCAAGATCCCAGTCAATATCACCAGTTAATTGTTTCTTTTTTATCTCAAGATTTAATTTTTGTGATTCGGCTTTAGATTCCATCCATGTAGAAGCCATACCACCAACAAGTTGAAGTGCTTTAAATATCAATTTCCTACTTTCTTTTTAGCTATCTTATGCGCCGCAGTAAATGTGGAACCTTTAACCATAGCCTTAGCCATAGACATCATGTGTTTCTTTGAATGATGTTTACTGTGTTTCTGCATTGTTTGTTGCTGTCGTTTTGTTAATTTATCATATAAAGCTTTCATTGATTTGATTCCTTTCCTAACCATATAGCAAATGCTCCGGTCATTGCACCAGTCACAACGGACACTAAGCCAGCCTGTTGAGTGGTCAAATCAGGCTGGCTCAACGCCCACTCGATACACCTAATATAAACACAGGTCATAGCTAGCATCATCAAGCGTGGGAGGATTCGCCACTTGTCTAATGTTTCTGGAGTCATCAGCCTATGTTTCCCCTATCGAGTTGTACCAATCCGTATACAAATGCAAGCAGTATACCCATACCAACTATAACACAAAGTATCAAAACGATAACTGTAATTATCTTCTGTCGCAATACTTGTTTATCGTATATCTCTTTCTGCCTACGCTTGCGTATATCACCTTCCATCTTAAGCAGTTCATTCCAAGCATGAGTACCATGCGTAAATTTTATAAACTGTTGTAGCTCATAGCGTTGCTCTTCGAGCTTCTTCTTAGCAGTCAATGCTTCAACAGCTTCTTGTTCGATACTACCTCTTCGTGTAAGTTTCGTGATAAAAGAGGGATTCTTAGCTCTCTTCTGTGCGTTCTCAATATCAGATGCGGCACTCATCCATTTAGATAAGTCATTACTCATACCTTGAATATCTTTGCCAACTTGAAAGGCTCTCTTAATACCATTAAATGCTGTATTCGCAGTAGCGATTGCGGCAGATATAGAGAACGCACAGAAGAGAGCAAAGAATCCTTCTTTTCTTACCAAACTTACACGCAGAGGTAGTATTGAACAAGAAGCTGTTGAAGCATTGACTGCTAAGAAGAAGCTCGAAGAGCAACGCTATGAGCTACAACAGTTTATAAAATTTA